AGGATTCTCGTGGTCAACTTCGGTGTCATCAAAAACCACACGTTCGGTAATCTGCTTCACACCAAACGTCACGAATGGATTATAGCATACGTTTAGTCCTCGCAGAAACCGCGAGGAGATATCATTTCCTAACTTTGTAGCAGTCAGTGCTTGAAGAATAACATCTTCTTTATGAAGGCGAGAATCGCTTTCAGATAACTTTTGAATCCAAGATGCAGACATGTGTTTCCTTTAGTTTATGTAGTCACTATACAGCCAAGACAAACGAAAGTCAAGCCTTAAGCATCGCCCAAAGGGCAGTCTTCTCTAGATCAGATTGGAACTCAGGATAAACCTCATCAATCTCATCACGTTGAATGCTCTTGTAGCCCTTCAACTGCTTTTTATAGATTAGGTCATTGACAGAGTATAGATCATTGCTAATCTTAGTTTGTAGCTTTGAGCCTCGGCGTCCCCAAAAGGTTACGTAAGAATCTGAATGGAGTGCAATCACGCCCCAGACCTTATCGTGATTATCTGCACGACACCAACCGATAAATTTGTAATCCATGTTATCCTCGCTTAGAAAGGAATATCATCCCATTCATCTTCGTCAACTTCCCTGACAGGAGCAACATACTGATCAAGTTGCGTCATCACATAGTCGGGGTTGTCAATCTCTTCCTGAATCATCGGAATAACATCATTGTAGTTTCCACCTCGACTACCTACCCAAACAAGAAAGCCGGGAATAGTAGCCTTAGTGTATTCAATGAATACCTTGCCGTTATTATAACGTCCGCGCCAGGCACCGTTGATAACATCAAAGTCAATGGAACCATCTTCATTGATGCTATTAACACTGCACCAAAGAGAAACATTACCTGTAGTATCTGCGATTGCGATTTGCATTATGACCACCTCAAAAGAAACCAAACAACATCTTCTTCATTCTGTAGGATAATATAGTAGATACCGGTGCACCAGTCACCTTGTGTTAAAGTTTGTTCACACCAGTCTCGTATAGCATGATAATCTTGCGGGTCAATTTCTGAATAGTACCCGCCTGTTACTTCATCTACCCATTGATTACGATCAGCAATAATGCCAAGATCGTCCGTGTATCCTGCAGGACGCCAATCACGCCAAACAAACTTTGGTACGACTCTTTTGACACGGACCCATTGATTACCGTTATACACCGATTTAACATTGCTAATTTTCATGACCACCTCAACAGGAACCAAGCAAGATCACGATCATTGGTGAACCGGATATAGAACAATCCGTCGTCCCAAATCATCATCTTGTTCTGCTTGCACCAGTCTTTGGCTTCCCACAGGGTATCTTGCACTTCTTTCCAAACATCATAGCCGGGCTTGTATTTCAGCTCCAGCTTATACGGCTTGCTATGTTCACGAACCCACTGCATTATTTTTGTTCCAATCGGGAATGATTAAAACCTAAAAAATAAGCGTCTGTGAGTCAGTCCACCTAGGGAATTTACAACCCATTTAAGGGAGACCCAATATACGAAAGACCACTCGGGACTCACAGACGCTTAAGGTTAACTCTTATACAATCTTCACGTGGCTAAGTTGAGTACGATCTTCCTTGTGGGATTTAACCTTACCCTTGACACGGATCTTAGAACCAATTTCAATCTGATCACGAAACGCAAAAAACACTACAGCATTTTCAACAATAGCAGTGACATAATAAGTGTCCCAGTTATTGCTATAGTTGCAGCGCACGACTTCGATTTCAAGATCGACCTTAGTACCCTCTGCCTGATTCAGACAGCCCTGATGATCGCGGAGACGATTGCTCTGCTCAAGCCGAGCCTTAGAACGCTCATACGAAGCAGGGAGAGACGAAACAACAGCAATGTCATAGAAACTGTCAACCGTCTCTTTGTCAGCAATCTTGAGCATGGTCTGCTCAAAGTCACTCAGAGTCTTTCCCTGCAGGATCTTGAACGTAAGAGAGTGGCAGTACTGACGTACTTCTTGCCCCTGTTCACGATCCTCATCAGTGATTTCAAAATCGCCTTGCAGAAACTTAGAAGTCAGCTTCTTGTTGGCGATATTCAAAGTCATAGCAACATGCCCGTCAGCATCATAAAGATTTTTGTCGTCCTTGAGGTATTCACCGTTGATACGCTGGGCAGCGCAAGCAGCAGCAAACACTTCGATGGTCGAGTAAGAAATCTTAGGAGCCTGATAACGAGCCATGTACTAGTTCCTTTGCTTCAATCTATGATCTTAATCTACTACTTCTTTGCGAAGAAGTCAAGCCTTAAATGCGAGGCTTGCGATTTTTCCAACGACGCCACATGGCCTGAGGGATGCCCATCTTGTAGGCCCACATAAAGTCCATCACAACCATTCCAAAAATGAAAGCAACAATAACGCTAACCATACAAATTTCCTTTTTTCAGTGTGTAAACGATTTTAAGAAAAACTCAAGACTTACTTGAACATCGCATGTTTCAGTTCATGATCCTCAAGGGCTTCAAGCTGCTTGAGCGCACGAGTCAACAGAGTGTACTTACGCTTAAGTGCCTCACCGCGCAGTTCGCCGTCGCAGGACAGATTCTCAGGGCTAAGATCGCAATCCAGCTTCTCAGCGAGGCGCCGACGATCAACAGCACTGTTGAGGTCGTACTCCTTCTCACCGAAAAGCTTGCCCAGAGTGTTAGCACGATCAAGATACTGCTTCAATTCGTTCGACATGTTCAGTTCCTTTTTCTCAGCTTATGATGTATAATAGCAAATCGGGTACCCGAAGTCAAGCCTTTTTTCACCAAAAAGTGAATTATTTTGGCTCTTACGAATCAACGACTTACGTTGACTTCTGCGTCTGGGTTTTCCTTACAGGCCTGCAGGTAGTCCTCAACGAAAGGAACGAAGTGTTCGTACATTCCCCAACCGCTGGGGGCATTGAACTTCTGATAGTGTTCAGGATCCGCCTTCAGCTTTTCCAATCCAACCGTCAGAGGTTCAATCAATTGGTCAGCACGAACGATACCGATCTCCTCGGGACGCCACAGGGCCTCGTAGATGCCAGCTTCCATAGCCATCTTGTTCAGATTGTGCGTGATGTTGCGGCTGTATACCTCAGTCGGGCGAACAGCAGTCAGATAAACATCCAGTGACATTATATTTCTCCTTTAGAGATACTTGTCAGCGACTTCTGATTCCCAGATACCAGCACCCTTAGAGTGCATACCCTTATAGCGAACAACGTCAGGGTTCTTAGTATCAGTAAGATACCCAATCTGACGACGATAGCGGGGCATCTTCTTATAGATATCACACGCTAGGTTCAGGGCTTCCCGTGCGTTGCTGCAATCAAAAATAGCAGTACCGCGATCAAGCACGTTAGCTACAAGATTGCGACTAACAACACTTGGTAGCGTCTTGCCGCGATATGACTTGATGTTGGCATGGTCAACAATCGTGACAGTAGGAATGTAGCAAAAACCATCTTCACTAATAACAACGTAAAACATATCAATCTCTCTGTTTGCTCTTGATGTATTCTTTATAGCAAAATGGGTACCCGAAGTCAACCGAAAAATGACCTCGGGTACGATTTTTATGCTTCGATCATTTCGATGCTATTTGCTTGGCTGTAGAAGTCAGGGGCATACGTAGCAGTGTTCTTAGCATTAGTGTCTGCCATAAACTTTTCAGCTTCGGGACGGGTATCGAAATCAACGTGCCAATATTCGCGGCCCCAACCACGCTCTGAATCTACACCGTGAACACGAAACTTAACATTAACTTGTGCCATTTGCTATCTCCTTGCTATACACTCAGCATAACAAAATCAGAGTCAATGTCAACCTTTTTTATCCAAAAAAAAATGCCTGACGAATCAGGCATTTTCTCCCCGTTGATAAAGATTACTTCTTAGTTGGGTTGTTTACGAAATCGTACATCTTCTGTGCAGTTTCGAGAACCTTCTCTAACCCTGGAAACTCCGGCATACCTACTGTAGTGACAAGCTGCCCGGTCTTTGGGTCACGCTGTTGCGTTACTTCCCATCCCATATACTTGGCATGATATTCTTCAGCTACAAGTGACTTTGCCATTGAAAGAATATCAGTACGGATTTCATATCCGTTCTTGTTAAATTTTACTTCAGGTAAACTCGGTAGTTTGTTATCCATTGTGTCCTCCGATGGACGTTTTTATTTCATCCATCAACATTAAACCAAACGGAATAGCAATATTAACTAGTCCGATGTATGCAATAATATTCATTAGTATTTCCTATTTATATTAACGTAATCGATTATAAAGATCGATCTTTTTGATTAAAACTTCTTATTACCAACATCATAGACTCCTGTCTATCTACTTCATTTCGTCCATTGATGTACAGTCCTTGGAGCCAAATCTCCAATAACTTTTTGAAAAAATTCTTAATCATTTATATTACTTTTCCTTTTTAGGGAAAATAGTTTGTACGCTATCTTGTGCATTCTTTACTAGATCGGTATAGAATGCTTTATCAGTGACAACCTTATAAAGGTCCTGACTGACCTCAAACGCACCATCAACTGCCTTCTTGGTGTATGCAGTCTGTGTATCAACAAATTTGTTGAGAGAAGATGCAAGACCTTCGTGTTTAACTACCGTATCAACAAAGATTTTCTTTGAAGTTTGAAAGGCGTCAATAGTATTATCGATGAAATTCTTAATCATGTTATTATTCTCCTATCAGCAACGTTGAAAAAGAGAAAAGTGACTGCGAAGTTCTTTGCTCGACAACTTGCCATCGGAGTTTTCATCTGCATACTTGAAGATGCTAGGCTTTACCTTACAGACAGTGTTAGCTTCGTCTAGTGTGACAAAACCATCCTTATCAAGGTCCATTCTTTCAAATCGAGCGGGGTTAGCAGCAAGTGCCGGTGTTGATAGAGTTAGAGCCATTAAAAGGCTCACTGCGATATTCTTCATTTGTTTCTCCTGTGTGTGTGAGTAGCAACGTGCTACGAGTTTATTTATGCTGCAAGTGCGAACATAAAATAATACTATTTTACTGATTCCAAATAGTCATCTACTGTACCGTATAATGTCATGAGCATAGCAATCTTGTGATCGTAGATTCTAATATATGGTTTTTTCTTTTTCTTCTCATCGATGCTCACACCTATATAATAAGGACAATGTATCTTCTTGTTTAGAAGCATAGCATAACTTTCCCAATTCTTTGCAGGTAAGAACGATTTAGAGTCCTGCTTAAGGTCAAACGTGTAGTGAGCAATGTTTGCTTTTGTGAAGGCAGAAGCACCAACATCAGTTAGTCTAAGACCTTCTCCCCTTCTTCCTGTGACAAACCATTCAAATATCAGCTTGTCAGGTTCATGATTGTTCCAAGGAAAATCAGGATCATCCTGAGTTTCAGTCAGGATAGTCTTGACAATTTCAGTTTTAGTTTTAGGATAAGTCATCGGGATAAACTGTGCGTCCCGAATTCATGAAGACGACAGTAAACTTGTCTGTCTTGAACTGTGCATTCAACTTACGGCAAAGATTTCTAGCATGTCCTGGATTGGAGAAGCTAGTCTTTTTATACTTTGGAGCAGCATCATTTGCGAGATAATGAGAAGACTTGAGATTGATAGGTTGATCATCATAGAACACGGCCCAAATGCCTGCTGCCTCTACAATCTGGTCACACTTGTAGGTATTCTTGTCTACATACTCTAGCAGTACATTAGGTTGGGTTCTACTCACTTGAATGACCCGCCTCTAATTTCGACTTGGAGTACCTCATCTTGATTTTTATTCTTAGACATCTCATGTAAATCTGAAAGCAACCTAATGATATCATCACGCAATCCGCGGGCATCCGTCATGGGCAAAACTAAATCTTTGCTTTGTTTACCGTCTGCTACGGTCATCTTATCCATGAATCGGTTGATATGCATCATTATGTATTTATCTGAACTGTCGCTTCCGCTTCCGTTTTGTAGGGACCGGAGTACGGATAACGTTGGATAAAGATGTATTTGGGACAAAAAACAACAACCTTGACGCCGTTTTGATCCATCACAAACCAACCTGCTGCATGTTGACACTTAGATTTACGTGTCTTAGTGAAAAGATGTAGTCCTCGCTTAACATCAAAAAGTGAGTTATAGATGCGAGAAGTAGTAGGATACTCAGGATACGGAAGTGAAGCCTTCGTATTGTTTGACTTGATAGGTTCAAATCGAATATGAGTTTTCTTCTTCAACTCATCAGTGTTGTTGAATTGCAACGAAGTGCCATTAAGCTGAACACCGTATCCAGCGTTGTTAGCTTCGATATTGCCGACCTTCTTGTTACCGTCAGTGACGATCCAAAACTGGTTCTTAACGATTGGTTTTGCGACTAGTTCAGTCATATGATTCCTTTGTCAACATTTTAAATAAATCTTTCTTATGCTTCGGCTTCCAGTACTTTGCAGTAGGTCCGCAATCACCATGCTTACGTGATATTTCACAGTAAGTCATTTTAGCCTTAACTTTTTCATAACCGGTAACCGGATCAATAATTTCATGCCCCGGTTCAAAGGTTTTAGCGCACTTATACCAATGTGATTTCGGAGCCTTCCACTCGAAAATATAACTGCTGTATTTGGCGTAAGTAGAAATACGAGAGTGAATGCAGTCTTTACAGAGAAGAACAGGATCAATCGGCATTCAGAATTCCTTTATATGGGTTGTTGAGCCACTTTGAATAAGTCTCAGCCTGCTCCGAAATCTTCGTGAGTTCGTACTTGCCACAGAACTTCATAAGATGAATGCCTACCTGCGGTGTCGTAGTTGTACGCACATTCTCTTTGATAACACTATCGACCGCAGTCTTGATTTCTGCCGGTTGCGCTCGGAGATCAATCAGCGTCTTGTTGCGTTCATAATCATCCTTGACACGATGTTCATCACCGTTGTGATCAGTCCAACGCTGTAGCATCAGATTGTTCCAGTTGAAGCCTTGCTTGTTGCGATCTTCAAACGCTTCCTTGATGCCTACAGAGTTTTTAGAACCCTTCTCACGTACACCCGGATAAGCAGAGAACACGTTGTCAGTAGCATCACCGCGAATGATCTTCTTAAAGAGAAGATACTCGGGATCTTCTAGCATCTTTTGCTCACCGGTCTTCTTATCCTTGACAGGCTTACCACGATCATTAAAATAACCGTCTAGCTTGATCAACTGTCCAGCGACACCGTTGTACTGATGCACGTTCTCGCTGATCAACTGCACGAAGTCAGTATCGGACGAAATGATATAGTGTTCATCGTTTGGGTGCAAGTCAACGAAGCGGGCGATAAGATCATCTGCTTCTGCATTGGGATGACGCAGCACACTAGCGTTAGTTTTAGAAGAAAGGAAAGTCGTAAACGCTTCATACGTTTCCCAGAACATCTTGTTTTCTTCAATCTCAGCCTCAGTCAGCGCAGTGTTATCGATAGCACGATGTGCCTTGTAAGGCTTGTAGAATTCTTTGCGCCATGAACGTCCCTCAAGACAAAACACAACGTGGTCAATACCAAACATACGCACAGTCTGATTTACAGACGAAAGCGTTAGATGCATAGCCATGCCAATCTTTTCCCACGTATCAGTGTTGCGGGCAGCAACATGCCGTGCGCGGAAGAAAGTGTTAGCTGTGTCAATCAGTGCGTATTTCATGAGATACCTTTGCTCTTATAATATACGTATAATATACGATAAATATGAGCAGTTGTCAAGCCTTAAATTTCCTGAAACAGGTCACTCCATACATCTGTGGGTACGTAAGTCTTTTTATAATACGATGCATTGCGCTCACAATCTTTGATGTTCCCCACCGGGAGCAGTCCGTTATTTTGCATCTTATATTGTCTAGTCAGTTCACCTTCAGCCCACATGCTTTGTTCTCTATTAGTAGAACGCATCTTGGCTGTTCTATTTGTCAAATCCCAGACAGCAACTAGCATCTCGGTACGATCAGGAACATAGGGCATTACCCCTTCATTAACAGCAGCTTCTAATGCTCTCTGTAATTCAATTCCAGTAGAGCTTATTGCAGGAACCTTCCATCCTGAAAGGTTAGCTGCTTTCCTTACAATTCTCTCACCCAAAATTCCTTTCTTAACGGACACATTAGCAGGAGCACTTTCTCCAATCTGAATTAGAATAGCCTCTTTAAGAAGATTAGGCCTCCAGTAAAAAGCATAAGCATAATGAATTATGTTACTTTTACGCACAATACTATACATCTGGCTAGCGGCGTTGAGTCTACCCAAATCTATTACTAGATCCGGATTGTTAATATCTATTTCTTCAATAAACATTAGATAATCTTTCTGTGTATTAAGATGTTGTCATTATTCTTAGAATTTTTGATACTATCAACTAACTTCGGTGTACCCGTCGCCTAAATCACGTTGTCTAATGATACGCAACTCTGATTCACGCTTTTCAGGATCAGCAATTTCTTGCTCATACACTTCAAGGGCGATATTTCTGCATACCGTCTGAAACCACCTGTCAACAATCTGTGCATCAGTATCATCAGCACGAATCTTATACCCCTGCTTGATCAGATTAGTAACGAACTTGTCATTCCAATCCAAATCAAAGGAACCGTTATTGATATCAGCCGGATCCAAATCAACCTTGAGAATTGCAATGTAGGGTTCTCCTGCCGCCGTCGCCTTTTCCTTATCAGTGAGTTCCACTTTAGGCTTCTTGGGCGCTTTTACTGCAGGCTCTGGTTCAGGAACAACAGCAGGCTGTTC